ACATTAGCTAATGCAGCTACTGGTAATAGCCCTATTATTAGTGCAACAGGAGATGATTCAAATGTAGGTATACAATTTAAAACAAAAGGAACTGGAGTTATTCAAGCTGAAGATGGTGGTGGAACAGTTGCTGCAGTTAAGATTGCAGGAAAAGAAACTATGTGGGTTCCAGCTTCTGCTATGTATGGAGCTACAACTAATGGTGCTGATGCACAACAAGTTGAAACAACAGCAACAAGACCTGATATGAACGTTTTAGATTTTGATGCAAGTACAGCTGAGTACGCACAATTTTCAGTTGGATTCCCTAAATCATGGAATGCAGGAACAGTAACTTTTCAAGTTTACTGGACACCTGCTACTACTAATACAGGAAACTGTATTTTTGGATTACAAGGAGTATCTTGTGGAGATAGTGATACTATTGACGTTGCTTATGGAACAGCAGCAGAAGTTACAGACGCAGGTATAGGAACAGTTGAAGACCAACAAATTACTTCAGAAAGTGGCGCAGTAACAATTGCAGCAGCTGGTGATGGAGAACAAACATATTTTCAATTATATAGAGATGCAGCTGATGGTAGTGATACTTTTACAGGAGATGCAAGAGTATTAGGAATTAGATTATTCTTTACTACGGACTTAGCTAACGACGCATAAGGAGTAATTAATGAAGGATTATAAACTTAATCACTTTAATCAAATAGGCAAAGGATCTAAAAAAAATAAAAATACTAAACCAAAAATTAAAGGTTTTGGTTATCAAGTATTAGGATTTGGAGCTGGTGGAGCAAAAAAATTAGAACCCTTCAATGCGGCTTACATAGTAGTAGCTGGAGGCGGCGGCGCTGGCGGCGCTGATAATGCTGCATCAGGCGGTGGCGGAGCTGGAGGATTTAGAGAAGGTCAAACCCCAGGAATTTATACTGCTTCCCCAAAAGCAGCTGCATGTTCATCAGTCCCAATTATAGTAGGAACCCCTTATTCAATAACAATAGGAGGAGGAGGAAGCGCAGGACCAGCACCAGCTAGTGTAGGTAATGCCGGTAGTCCTTCAAGCATGGCTTACAATCCATCCGCAACTATAACATCTAGTGGTGGCGGTTTTGGTGGCGGAGGTCACAACGACCCCCCAGGCCCAGGAACTTATGCTGCAGGCGGCCCCGGAGGATCTGGAGGAGGTGGCTCTCAACCACCAGGAGCTTCCGGAGGATCTGGAAATGCTGGAGGTTATACTCCCACTGAAGGAAATTCAGGAGGAAATGGTGGTGGACCTCCTGGTACTCACGCAGGCGGCGGAGGAGGCGGCGGCGCAACAGCAAGCGGCACCGGAGGAGGAAATCCCGGACAAGCTGGTCCTGGTGGAGCCGGAGCAACAACTTGTATTACAGGATCACCTGTAACATACGCTGGAGGCGGCGGTGCGAGTGGCGGCGACGGTGGTGGCGCTGAAAGAAAAGGATGCGGCGGAGCTGGCGGCGGCGGAAATGGCGGCCCTGGTGCGGAAGATGGAACAGTCAATACCGGTGGTGGTGGCGGAGGTGGTCAACAATCACCTTGTGCAGGAGCTGGTGGATCAGGTGTTGTAGTAATAAGAGCACCCTCAGATGCAGCATGTAAAGTGACAGTTACTCCAGGTACAAATACAGTAAGCGCTGCACCCGATGGAAATATTATAGCTAGATTTACTGTATCGGGAACATATACAACTGCAGAATAATTTATATTTACTTTAATATTAACTTATAATATATGTCTTTTATAAAGAGATGACTTTAGCAAATTATTATTGGTGTTTTCCAGAAGCAGTTCCAACTAGGATCTGTGATGAAATTGTAAAATATGGAAAATCTTTACAAGATCAAATGGGAACTACTGGCGCTTATGGGGATCCTAAAAAATTAAATAATAAACAAATTAAAGATTTAAAAAAGAAAAGAGATTCAGAAATCGTTTGGTTAAATGATAGATGGATTTATAATGAAATACATCCTTTGGTACGTCAAGCAAATAGGGATGCCCAATGGAATTATGAGTGGGATTGGTCCGAAGCATGTCAATTTACTAAATATAATAAAGGGCAATATTATGATTGGCATTATGATGCTATGCATAAGCCCTATAATCACCCTAATCGTCCCACTAATGGTAAGATTAGAAAACTTTCAGTAACACTTTCTTTATCCGAAGGAGGCAAGGATTATACAGGTGGTGAATTAGAATTTGATTTTAGAAATAATGACCCAGATAAAAAAAGAAATGTAGTTAAATGTAAGGGTGTATACCCTAAAGGTTCTTTAGTGGTCTTTCCTGGATTTGTTTGGCATAGAGTATGTCCAGTTAAAAGTGGATCAAGATATAGTTTAGTAGTATGGAATTTGGGATGGCCGTATAGATGAAAAATTATCCTGTAGAATTATCTCGAGCTGATTTTTTTAAATGTCCCGTGTGGAGTGAATATAATCCTGGCTTGGTAAAAACTTTAAACAAAGCTTCAGATTCTTATATTAAAACCGCAAAGAAAAATTTAAAAAAAACTATTAATAAGAGAAATAAAGAGTTTGGTAATAAAGGAGATATGGGAAATGTTTTTCATTCAACTACTTTAATTGGAGATCCTAAGTTTGCAGAATTACAGCAATATGTAGGAGCAACCGCTTATAATTTATTGGGAGAAATGGGGTTTGAATTAAAAGATCATACTGTTTTTGTAAGTGAATTATGGGTTCAAGAATTTGCTAAAGATGGTGGTGGTCATCATGATTTACATACACATTGGAATGGACACATATCTGGTTTTTATTTTTTAAAAGCAAGTGAAAAAACTTCAATGCCTAATTTTGAAGATCCAAGACAAGGTAATGTGATGAATCTATTGCCTGAAAAAGATAGTACACAGATAACTTATGCTAGTTCTAAAATACATTATAAAGTAAAACCTGGAACAATGATTTTTTTTCCTTCTTATTTGCCTCATCAATATAGTGTTGACATGGGATATGAACCCTTTAGATTTATACATTGGAATTGTCAGGCTGTCCCAACAATATTTTTAGAACAATATAAAAAAAAATAAAACAAAAAAGAATTAAATGTCATTTAAAAAAAATAAATATAGTGTTTTAAAAAATGCAATCAGTAAAGAAATAGCTGACTTTTCTTACTCTTATTTTTTAAATAAAAGAAGAGTAGCTAAGTTTTTATTTGATCATAAATATATTTCTCCATTCACAGAATATTATGGAGTATGGACTGATCCCCAAGTTCCTAACACTTATTCTCACTATAGTGATTTAGTAATGGAAACTTTGTTAAATAAAGTAAGACCTGCTATGGAAAAACATACAGGTTTAAAACTTTCTCCTACTTATTCTTATGCAAGAATTTATAAAAAAGGAGACATCTTGGCTAGACACAAAGATAGATATTCATGTGAAGTATCTACTACATTAAATTTAGGCGGAGATGAATGGCCTATCTATTTAGATCCAACAGGTAAAAAAGGACAAGGTGGTATTCAAATTATATTGAAGCCGGGAGATATGTTAATATATTCTGGATGTGATCTTGAACATTGGAGAGAAGAGTTTAGAGGTACTGATTGTGGTCAGGTATTTCTCCATTATAATAAAGCTAATTCCAAAAAAGCTAAAGAAAATAAGTTTGATAAACGTCCTTTCTTAGGCTTACCTACATGGTATAAAGGTTTTAAAGTTAAATAAATATTGACTTTTTAAATTAAAAAACTATTACTATACTTTTAGGAGACATATGGCACATTTTGCAGAATTAGAATCAATGGTAGATCCCACAGGATTTACATCAGACACGCAGCTAATAGTAAAAAGAGTAGTCGCAGTTGGAAATGATGTTTCAGCAGGCGGAGGAACATTAGAAGATAATGATTGTCATGCTGATGGTGAAACATGGTGTGTAAATTTTTTTGGTGGTGGAACTTGGAAACAAACTTCTTATAATCATAATTTTAGAAAGCAATATGCAGGAATAGGTTATGTATATAACCCTTCAAAAGACAGATTTATAGAAAAACAACCTTATGCCTCTTGGTATTTAAATAACCAAGATGATTGGACAGCACCTATAGAAACTCCTTCAATTACATCTGATGGAGAGGTTCACTATTACTATCGTTGGGATGAGGATACTTATAATTCAGACAATACCCTGGGTTGGATTGCAACAAGATCAGACGATGTTGGTGACCCTCAAACAATTTATGATTGGAATGGTTCTGCTTGGGTAGCTAGATAGACTTCCAACCTTTCAATGACCAATTTTTGTAAAAAATTGATCAATATTACACACGCTACAGATCTTCAAAAGAAAACACAGCTATGGGATATAGAAGGGATAATCAAAGAGCATAGTAATCAAAGATTTAAATTTGATACAAGGCCCATGAAAAATGATTTAAAAAAAGGTTATTTTAAAACTAAGGCTGAAAAAATTGTATTTGAGAGGGGTGATCAATTTATTATTGTTGAAACTGAAGAGCTTCATAAATATTTAAAAGATAATAAGCTAAAAAAGGTAAATTTAGAGGAGTTGATATTACAGCTAGAGTGGAATATAATACTACCAAAATATACCAAACCTTATATAATGGATCCTTATGCTACAAAAGATAGGATTTTTACCTGGATTTAATAAACAAATTACTCCTACAGGAGCAGAAGCTCAATGGACAGAAGGAGAAAATGTTCGTTTTAGATATGGCACACCTGAAAAAGTAGGTGGTTGGAAATCATTAGGAGATAAAAAACTAACAGGTCCAACACGTGCTATTCATCATATGGTGAATAAAGAAGGTATTAAATATGCTGTTTTAGGCACCAATAGAATTTTATATGTTTATTCTGGAGGAGTTTATTATGATATTCATCCTCTAACTAATCCATCAGGCACGGCTATTACAAATGCATTCAGTACCACTAATGGTGATGCAACCGTTACTTTAACTTTTTCATCAGCACATAACTTTGTAGCAGGAGATATTATTCTATTTGGAGATTCCTCTACATTTAGTGCTATTACTAATTCAAATTTTGGCGCATCTGATTTTTGTGATAAAAAATTTATGGTTACTTCTGTACCCACTACAACTACACTTACAATTGAAGCAGAATCTACAGAATCAGGATCGGGTGCTAGCGAATCAGGCGGAATTACTTATTATAGATATTACCATGTGGGTCCAGCTGAACAGGTTGGAGTATATGGTTTTGGTATATCTCAATGGGGTGGTACAGTTACTAACCCTCAAACTAATACTTTAGATGGAGCTTTAGGAGACGATGCTTATGGAACTGGTGGATCAGGAACAAGTATTGTTTTAGACTCTGTTACAGGATTTCCAACTACAGGTACAAACTATATTCAAGTTGGCACAGAAGAAATTTCTTATACAGGAGTTTCAGGAAGCACAACTTTAACTGGAATTACAAGAGCAGTTAGAGGAACAACTAGAGCTGCTCACTCTGATGGTGCAACAGTCACTAATACCAGTGATTATGCGGCTTGGGGTCAAGCAGCAGCATCAACTGATAAAGTTGCTGAACCCGGTTTATGGTCATTAGATAATTTAGGAAGTACTTTAGTTGCATTAATAGTTAATGGATCCGTATTTGAATGGGATGCAGATGCATCCAATGCTACCGCAACACGAGCAACCATTGTTTCAGGAGCACCAACTGCATCTAGAGATATGATTGTGTCAACACCTGATCGTCACTTAGTTTTATTTGGAACAGAAACAACTATTGGTGATACCGATACACAAGACGATATGTTTATAAGATTCTCGTCTCAAGAAACATTAAGTACTTGGACACCAACAGCAACCAATACCGCTGGTACGCAAAGACTGGCTGCCGGATCACGGATCATGGGAGCTAGACTTGGTAGAAATACAATATACGTATGGACAGATACCTCATTATTTACCATGCGTTTTGTAGGTCAACCTTTTACCTTTGCGTTTGAACAAGTAGGAACTAACTGTGGTTTGATTGGAAAAAATGCAGCTGTTGAAGTTGATGGTGCTGCTTACTGGATGTCTGAAAATGGCTTCTTTAGATTTACTGGTAAACTAGAATCTTTAGATTGTTTAGTTGAAGACTATGTTTATGATGATTTAAATAAAACTTCTAATCAAATGATTTATTGTGGATTAAATAACTTGTTTGGTGAAGTAATGTGGTTTTATCCAACATCTGATTCAAATGTAAACAATAGATGTGTATTTTATAGTTATTTAGATTCTACAATTAACAGACCTATTTGGTATACAAACGCTAATTCTTTATGGCCACGAACAGCGTGGATTGATTCAGCTATCTTTGGTTTACCACATGCAACATATTATGATGCTGATACTGATACATCTTTTGATGTAAAAGGTAATACTGATGGTGTTACATATTACTATGAACATGAGACAGGAGTTAATCAAATTAAAATTGGAACAACAGCTGCCATTCCAGCTAATATTACTTCAGGAGATTTTGATATTACTCAAGATCAAAGACAAGGAATTACTTTTAGAGGAGATGGAGAATTTGTAATGAGAGTTAGTAGGTTTTTACCTGACTTTATAACTCAAGCTGGTAATACAATTGTTACATTAAACCTTAGAAATTTTCCAAATGACACAGCCGCTAGTTCAACATTAGGACCATTTACTATTACATCTTCTACTCAATATCAATCTTGTAGAGCTAGAGGCAGAGCTGTTGCAGTTAAGATAGCAAATACAGCTGTAGATTCTAATTGGAAATTAGGCACTTTTAGGTTAGATGTACATTCAGGAGGAAGACGTTAATGCCATTTAAATCAGAAAAACAAAGAAGATATTTATTTGCTAATGAACCAGAGATAGCAAAAGACTGGACTGAAACTTATGGAAGTAAAATTAAAAAAGCTTATGGTGGAAGAATAGGATACTACTCAGGTGGTCAATCTATTCCATCTGAATACACAGTGGAAGATGCTAGAAAAACTGCCATGCAAGATAGACTAGGTGGTATTACAGAAGTAATGAAACAAGCAGATTTATATCGTCAAGGAGACGTTGGTCAAATGTACATGGCTGATGGTGGGATAATGAGAGTGCCTTTAGCTTATGGAATGTCTCCTGGTGAAGCACAAGCAAGAGGATTAGGAGCGGAATCACATGGTCGTGAGTTTGGTGGAAAAGATGAAACGGCTGCACTTAATATTCATGCTGGAATGAAAAGTCCCAATTTATCTGGAATGACATCAGTAGTAACACCAAGGGGTGATAGATCTTCTGGAGTATTACAAAATATAGACAAAGGTATGAGTGCAATTAACTTACTAAATTTTGTTAAAAACCCAACTGTATTTGGAGCTCTTAAAACTATGACAGGACCTTTTGGACTAATTTTAGGTGCTTCTCCAATGATGGAAAACATTTACGATGACGATGACGATGAAGAACAAACTCTTTATAACATGGGAGGTTTAGCAAGTTTATGGCAAAAATAGTACAAACATTAACAAGAGCTAGTGAAAACTACAGACAAGATGTAGCGCAATCTTTAGTAAGAGATTTAGATGCTGTTTTAGAAAAATTAAACACTACTTTTCAAGAAGATTTAAAACAGGAGATAGAAGCTAGAAGCTTCTTTATGGAATAATGGCAGTAGTAAATCAATATAAATTTTACGGAGTAGATAATGACACAAGTGGAGCTGCACTTACTATGTTTGGTACAACAGGTAGTGTTCAAAATCCTTTAGCCACTGAGACATATATAATTAAATCTATTAAAGTAACATCTGCTACAACACCTACAGTCACAGTATTAAACAACTCAATAACAGCCATTAAATCAGCAGCATTAACAGCTGATACTACTACTGAATTATTAACAGTTCCAATGGTAGTAGAAGGAGGTACTACTTTGACAGTTCAGTCAAGTAATACAGGGTCGTTTGATGTAGCTATTAGCTACCTAAACATTAAGAAGGAGATAACAACATAATGAAAACAACAATAGTGAATGGTAAAGAGATACCAGTTGTAACACCTGCAAAGGTGACAACAACCATTAAAAACAAGCACAGTGGAGTGATTTATAAGACGGAAGAAGAGTGGAAGGCTAAAGGCATAGCTGAAGAAGACATCAGAAGAGACGTACATGTTTTAATGCCAAACCTTGATCTTTTTTCAAAAACAAAGTAAGATAATAAACCCGAGTAAAATAGGCAAAATTATGGCAATAACAGATATACAAATTTCAGAAGAATTACAGACAGGCGCACCTTCAATTAAATATAGAGGAAACGAAGGACCTAAAGCACCTATGGAAATGGCAATGTCCGACCCTATGTTAATAGAGGAGTATGAAAAGTATGTTTATTCTATGCAAGAACAAGGACAAGAGCCAGTTTCATTTGAACAATTTGTTCAAGAAATTATGTCAGGTATGGCTGAGGGTGGAAGAGCTGGATATGGATTAGGAAGTTTAGTTAGATCAATTACAAGACCAGTTAAAAAATTTGTTAAAAGTGATGCAGGTAAAGCTGCGTTAATGGGAGCAACTATGTTTGGATTACCAGGAACACAATTTGGTGGTCTTTTAGGACGAGCTTCTTTTGGAGGAGCAGCTCCAAGTATTTTTGGTAAAACAGGTGGAATAGGAGCTTTTTTTAAACCAGGCAGTTATATAAGTAAAAATATAGATGGACCTATAAGACATGTGACACCAAGTCGTTTTTCTCAATTAATAAGTAAATTTCCAGGGGGACTATCTGGAGCAGCTTTAACAGCAGCAACAGCACTTCCATTTACAGGAATAGGAATGGGTGACGAAGAAACTATTGATATGAATCTTCCTGACAGTCAAAAATTTGATCAAAGTTATTCACAAATGAGAAAAGATATTGGTGATGCAATTTCTTCAGGAGTTAAAGAAAATTTTACAGAAGTATTAAATAAATACGATTTAACAGAAGGGGTTGATATTAATTATTGGGAAGACATAAGAAAACCTTCAGCTCAAGGTGGAAGAATTGGGTATGCTAATGGTGGTAGTAATATTACATTATCAGACGGAACTATAGTTCAAATTCCAGCAGGATCTATTGGAAAATATGGATTAAAAGATCGGATATATGAAAGTAGTAAAGGTTCTTTATTAAGAGAAGATATTATTCCTTTATTAAATCCAGGTTTAACTTTTAATCAAGGCGGAAAAGTACCAGCTAAAAAGAAAAAGAAAAAATATAAACGCCAAGGAATGGAATTTGATTATCCATTAGGACCAGAAGGAACTTTTAATACACTTAATCCACCTAAAAGATATGAAGTTGCTGAAGGAGGGATCATGGACCTTGGTGGTATGGAAAAAGATTATAGAGAAACTGGTGGCTTTGTAGATTTAGGAGCTAAAGAAAAAGCTGATGACGTTCCAGCTAGATTGAGCGTTAATGAATTCGTATTTACAGCAGATGCTGTCAGAGGAGCAGGTGGTGGAGACATCGACAAAGGAGCAGAGATTATGGAAAATGTAATGAAAAATTTAGAAGAAGGTGGTAGAATATCCGAAAAGTCTCAAGGATTAACTAATAGAAGACAAGGAGCTTCAGATATGTTTGAAGTTTCGGAAAGGCTAAGCGAGGTAGTATAATGGCTGTACAACAATCACAACTTTTACCAGCGCCGTTTTTAACGGACGTAACAAAAGACTATGCTAAAGATTTAGGAGCTTTAACATCTGCACCTTTAGACACTAGTCAATTTGCACCTCAAGTAGCACCACAAGATGCTTATCAAACACAAGCATATAATTTAGCAGGCTCAGGAATTGGTGCATACCAACCTTACATTACACAAGCTTCAGCTTACACAGGACCAACTGGCTATCAAGATTTTATGTCGCCGTATCAACAAGATGTAATTGATGCAACAATGACAGAATTTGACAAACAATCAGCTAGAGGAATGCAAGGTATATCAGATCTTGCAACACGATCAGGAAACTTAGGTGGAGGACGTGAAGGTGTTATGAGATCAGAGTATCAAACACAATCAGATTTAAATAGAGCTATGTTACAATCAGGATTATTACAACAAGGTTTTGGTCAAGCTCAAAAAGCAGCACAACAAGCATATCTGAATCAAATGCAGATGGCTGGTGTTGTTCCAGGATTACAAAGAGCAGACGTAGGAGCATTGGGTCAAATGGGCGCGACTCAACAAGCACAAGCGCAGGCTCAATTGGATGCAACTAGAGAACAAGAAAGACTAGAAGCTTATGAACCTTATGAAAGATTAGGTTATTTAGGATCTGGAATTGGCTCTATGTTATCTGGATATCCAGCTCAGTTCCAATCTCAAGTCACTCCTAACCCGACTCCGTTGCAAACTGCGTTAGGAATAGCTTCTGTTGGTAGTGGAGTTTTAGGAAACTTGGCTGATTTTAGATATGGTAGTAAAAGATGATGAAAAGAGTAATGCATAGACCGATGTTTAGAAAAGGTGGTAGTGCCAATGAAGGTATTACTTCAGGCCTAGCTCCTAGACAAGGTTATAAAGATCAAGGTTTTGTACAACAAGTTATGCCAACTAAAGAAGAAATATCAACTTTACAAGAACTTTATGGTCCCCAACCAAAAAGCACTAACTTAAATGATTTTTTAATTAACTTTGGTTTAGATATAGCAAGTAGATCTCCTCAAGGAGGATTATTATCTACAGCAGCAATGTCTGCTAAAGAACCTTTTGCACAATTTCAACAAAGAAAGATGTATGAAGAGCAAACTCCACGAAAAGAAAGAGCTGATATAATAAATACAATTATAGCTGGTAAAGCAGCAGCTTTAAGTGGTGAAGGTGGACAAGATATATTTTCTCACGAAGCTAAACAAAAAAGAATTGAAAAATTAATGCGAGAAGCATTTAGATTAGATGGAACAGACACATCTAAATTTTCACCAGAAGAACTTGAAAAACATCAACAAGATAAAAAAATTATAGATATTCAATTGCAAGACTACATTGATGTTGATCCAGCAGTCGCAGCGTACTACGGCGATAAAACAACTGTAGCAACTATTTTAGATCAATTAAGAAAAGGATTAACTGAATCACCAAAAGAAATTGATACAGATGGTGATGGTGAAGTAGACATGACAGAATCAGAATACTACACAAAAAATCCTGATGCATTAGAATCTAAAGTTTTTGAATTATTTAGAAAACAATATCAAGAAGCATCTGCTCCAACAAGAGTAGGTTCAGCTTTAGGTGGAATGATAGAAAAAGAAACTGAAACTATTAAAACACCTGATGCTACTATGCAAATGTCGGAAGAGGTAGAAGACGTTCCTGAAACTTTAAGTTATGAAGAATTAAGAAGAAGATTACCACCAGAAGTAACTGATGATGTAGTGGTATTATTAAGTCAAAGCGGAGAAGCTTTAACAGACTTTGCTGAAATACAAACACAAGTGGATGTTGATAACTTTAATGCTAAATACGGAGTTAACTTAGTCTTACCATCGGAGGCGTAATATGGCCGACGAATTAACTAAAGATATTGTTCTTAAAGAACAACTTAATACTCCTTTTACAACCTACCCTAAAAAGAAAAAAAAGAAGGACATAGAAACTCTTTCTGAATTTGAACAAAATTTTTTAGAAGCTTGGGAACAAGTTTTTACACCTAAGAAAAAACCAGTTAAGTATAGCGGCGAAGGTGCCGCTGAAGCTTTACTATCTCTAACCGGTCCGATACCAGTTAGACAAGAAATTTTTAAAAAATGGAGAGCTGAAGAAGCTTTAAAACCTAATCAACAACAAGTAATTGATGGCTATAGAGAGATAGCACAATCTATTTATCGAGGAACTTTAAATACTGTAGGAGCTGCATCAGAAATAGTTCTTGCTCCAATTGATTATGCTTTTGATACAGATTTTATAACTAAGTTTAATAAGATAATGGACAAAGGTTATGATATTACAGGAAAAGAATCTAAAACATTACCATCAGCGTTATCAGAAATAATTACCGAATATGCAGTCCCTGTTGGTGTTGCAACTAAAGTAAAAAATTATGCTAAATCTTATCAACAAATTAAAAATCTTGGTAAATATATGGGTGTTAGCAAAACTTCTAAGATTGCTAAACGTATGGCAGAAGGTGCATTTATTTTAGGATTTGCAGAGCCCTTTGTAAGAAGAGGGTCTAGACCTGATATGGATTATGGTTTACTTCCTTTTGCTAAACCTATTGAAACTAAAAATTTAAAAGGAAGAAAATTAGCTAAGGCAACTTTAATAAATAAAATTAAATATGCATCTGAAGGAACTTTAATTGGCGGTGGTTTTCCATTAGCTGCTAAAGCATTACAACAAACATATAAATACACAGCTCGATATCCATTAAAAGGAACTCTTCAAGCAACAACTTATGGAACAGGTAAAGTATTAGGAGGAGCATCTTATTTATTAGCAAGAGCACCGATGGTTCCAACCGTTGCAAGAGTTACTAGAGATTGGTCCATGGCTGCATTAACTAAAGGAGTAGCTCCTGCAATTGTGTCTACTATGTCAGGTAAAGTAGTTAAACAACTTCCACCATTTAAAGAATGGAGAATGTTATCCGTTGCTAATCCTAAACCTGAACTTAGAAATTTAAAAAGATTAGATAATTTTCTATCTTACTTTAGATCTTTTGGAGAAAAAAATTTAGAAATGGGAACTATTGAAGAAGGAGTAAAGCTTGCAATTAAAGGAAGAGTTAGAAATGTTTATAAAGCTTTAGAAGGAGTTGAAGCGTCTGCTTATCGATTAGCCAAAGGATTTGAAACAAGATACAATAAAAATACTACATCTCCAGTAGGAGAAAAATATTTTTTAGATAAAGTTATGCAATATCTTAAAGGTCAAACAAAATTAGAATCTCTTCCTAAAGAATTAAGATTTTATGCTAAAGAAATAAATGATCAAATGGATATGGTAAGAAAAGCTTATGGCAAAGCTTTACCTAAATCTAAAAAATTTGAAGATTTTAGAAGTGAGTTATTAAATGATTTAAATAAATATATGAGAGCATCGTTTGCTACTTTTACAAATGAAATGTATCAACCTTTAACTAAAGTAAGAAAAGAAGCTAATGATTGGATTGTAAAAAATGTAATTAAAAAAAATAAAGATTTTAGATTAAATGCTGTATCTCCTAAAACAGGTTACCCAAATGTTTCTAAAGAAAAAGCATATCAAATGTTGGGTGATGATATGATAGAAAATATATTACACATAGGTAGAAGTGAGGGGAGAGACCCAATAAGAGCTTTAAGAGAAATTGGATTTAGGTTATTAAGAAGAGATAAATATCGATTTTTAAATAGTGGAGAAGAACTACCAACTGTTATTCAAAATTTATTAGGTAAAGAAAACAATTTACGAGCATCCGTTCTTTCTACATATACTGATTTAATATCTCAACTAATGTATAAAAAAGGTTATGATCAAATTGCAAAAGTTGGATTAAATGCACCAAAACCTTGGTTGTTTGCTGATGAGGCGGCTGCAATTAGAACTGTAGGTGCTAAAAAAATACATAAAATTCCTAATCTTGGTAATCTTCCAAGTGAAATATTAAATCTTTATGCATCGGACGAAATAGTAAATGCATTAAGGGGTGTACAAAATGGTGGTATATTAAATCAATTAATTAAATCTGCTTTTTATAGACACTTACTTCAATTTAAAGTGGCAACACAATTAGGTAAAACAGTTTTTTCTCCACAAACACAAGTACGTAACGTAGAATCTGCAGCTTTATTTCCATTTGTAAATGGTCACATAGGTGGAAGATCTAGTGTAACTGATTCATTAAAAATAGTTTTAGATGATATTTTTGGTGCAGGTAATAAAATAGAAGATAAAAAATTCTTTGAATTTATACAAAAAGAAATTCGTTTAGGTACTATGGATGAAAACGTTATAGCATCTGAGCTACGTGGAGTTCTTCAAGAAATTAAAGATGGAAGCACAAACAGTATTGATAAACTATTTAATAGAATGGTAAAAACTAATTTTGTAAGACAAGCTACTAGAGTTTACGCAGGTGGTGATAACTTATGGAAACTGTATGGTAGACAATGGGCTAAGTCTCAATTGGTAGATGTTCTTCCTAATAGAAAAGCTGCGTTAGAATATGCAAGATACGTAGGTCAGTACATTAACGAAGATGATTTATTAACAGGAATGAAAAAATCTTATGATGATATTATGGACGAACTATCGGCATGGGAAATAAGAAATACTTATCCAACCTACAGTAAAGTACCACCAATAATTCAAGCCATAAGAAAATTACCATTTGGTAATTTTATATCTTTTCCGGCAGAAATTTTGAGAACTGCAACACGGATCATGGACCTTGGATTAAAACAAGCGTCACATTCTAATCCTCACATACGTCAGATGGGTCTTAGAAGATTAATGGGTGCGTCTTTAGGCTTCTATGGCTTAGGTGCAGGTTTATACTACACAACTCTAGCGTTAACTGGAACAACAGAAGATCAATGGGATGCGTATAAAAGATCCTTTGCAGCATCTTGGGATAAAGATAAAAATTTATTACCAATGACTACATTTAAAGATGGTAAAACTAAAGCTATTAACTTTTCATATTTTTCTCCTTACGATGTTCTTCAAGCACCTATTCAATCAGCGATTAATAAGGCGGCTGCACAAGATTTAAATCCAGAAGAAACATCAGATTATATATTAGGATTAATGTTTGATCCAGATGGACCAATGATGTCATTAATGGAACCATTTATTGCTGAACAAATTGGACTTGAGAGAATTCAAGATATTATGCCAGCTGGTTATTTTGTAGGTGGCAGAGGTGGTGTAACTGGAGAAGGAACAAAAATTTATTCTCCATCTGATAGTTTAAGCGATAAGTTTGATAAATCTTTTTCTCATTTATTTAAAGGAGTTGAACCAGGTGTGTTTACAACAGCAAGAAAAATATACGGTGGAGGAACAGATAATTTAACTAAAGGCGGTTTTCCAGTTGAACTAAGGGATGAATTGTTAGCTTTGTTTTCTGGTATTAGAATTATAAATATCGATGTACCTAAAAGTTTAGGATATAAAATTGCGGAAACAAATAGATTGTTAAGAGCAACCGATGATACTGAAAAATTTTATAGCTCTAAAGATTATATGACTAGAGGACCAGAAGTTATTTTAGAGGAATATAATCAAATACAAGAAGAAGCATTTAGAATTCAAAAAGATGCATTTCAATATATTAAAGACGCAAGACTTATTGGCGTAAGCGATAGAACTATTAGAGAAGTATTAAAAAATCAAAATGTTCCTACAAAAACTATAAGAAATTTAATGAATGGATATTTTACTCCAGTTAATTATTCTGAATCAAGATTTGAAAAGAAAATTAAAGATGTAAAAGCTCAAGCTCAACGTATGACAGCAAAAGATAAAGACATAGGATACATTGCTAAGTCTAGTTATTTATATCCTAAAATGGGTTTAGATAGAATTAAAAGATCTTGGAATCAAAAAAGATTTGAATTGTTAGATTGGCAAAAAGAAAAAGAAAAACCTGGGTTGTTTAAAAGATTAAAGAAAAGATTAAATCCATTTAAAGGATTTGGTGCGCCA